GATGGATATAACCTTCAAAATGGAGTATTAGCAGTAGTTGCAGAATCTGGCTCAGGGGCTGGTTTAGTAAAACATGTTACTCATGTATTACATCCTACTCAACCAGTACAACATGTTTCAAATACAACTAATGTTTTTGAAGCTTCATTATTAACAGATAACACCGAAGGAAATTTTGATTTAACTATATCTGGATCATTTTCTACAGATTCAAATGTACCAGGTTTTAGTGTATTTACCGCAGCAGAAACAGCGTCGATATCATTATCATTAGATCCAAATGCAAATAATTATATAACAAAAGTATTTGGTAGTAATCCAAAAAGCGTTGGTTATCCAGTATATGTAAAATATGAAAATCCAACTGCTAAAAATTTATTCTTAGATGATGCTAGTACTTTAGCAGATGTATCAATGAGTTTAGGTATAATTGAAAATTATGAATTTGTCCAAGATTTTCAAACCGCAAAAACACCGTTTATTACTTCACAAAAAATTGGATCTTCAACTGTTAATTTATTTAAATTTTGTACTTTATCACATGGAGTTGTTGAAAACTTTGATGTAAAGGTAGGAATACGAGATATTAAATTAGCATCAGAAGTATCTGATCCTAATGGATATGGAACATTTACAGTAGAAGTAAGAACCGTAAATAATTTAAATCTTCCAAATTCACCATTTTCATCAGATGACACAGACAAAGCTCCAGAAATATTAGAATCATATGCTGGATGTAACTTAGATCCAGATTCACCAAATTATATAGCAAAAAGAATTGGAGATCAATATAGAGAAATTAATTCAGAAGGTAAAATATATGATTATGGAGATTATCCAAATATTTCAAAATATATTAGAGTTGAACTAACAGATGGTGTTTCAAGTAAAACAAATGATAAATCTTTAATACCATTTGGATTTAGATCATTAAACTCTCCAATACCAGATGTTTCTGGATCAGCTGGTAATTTAAATTTATTTCCTGTACAATATCAAGATTCACAATCAATTGGTAGTGCATATAGCGGCAAAAATTATTTTGGGTTTGATTATACAGATGCAAGAAATTTAAATTATTTAGCACCACTACCAACATCAGGGTCAAATACAGGATCTAATTCAGACTTTTACTTTGGAGATGTATCTCAAGATATAGGAGCAGCATTTCCAAGTATAATTGCACCATATACCGGATCGATTGATGCTGTATTAACATCTGGAACATTTGCTAATAATATAGCTTTGGCAACAAGGAAATTTATGGTACCATTTCAAGGAGGATTTGATGGAGCAAGACCAAATTTACCTAAATTTACAGGAAATAATATAAAAGGATCAAATACATTTGGTTTTGATTGTAGCACATCAACATCAACTGGTACTAAATCATATCAAAAAGCATTTGCAGCATTAAGCAATACAGATTTTTATGATATGAATATGTTATTAACACCTGGTATTATTCATAGATTACATAGTTCAGTAACAACAGATGCAAGACAATTAGCAGAAGATAGACAAGACACATTTTATATAATGGATGTCACTGCAGAAAGAGATTCAATAAATACGGCAATTAATCAAGTTACTAGTATTGATTCAAATTATACTTCAACATATTTCCCATGGGTAAAAATTGTAGACCCATCAAGAAATAAGCCAATGTGGGTTCCACCATCAGTAGTAGTTCCTGGAGCATTATCATTTAATGACTCAGTAGCTGCTCCATGGTATGCACCTGCAGGATTGAATAGAGGTGGTTTAAATAGTGTAATTAATACATATGAAAAATTAACTCAATCAGACAGAGATGATTTATATTTAGCAAGGGTTAATCCTATAGCAAACTTCCCTAATGAAGGAATTTGTATATGGGGACAAAAAACACTTCAAGCTAGACCATCCGCATTAGATAGAGTAAATGTAAGAAGATTATTAATAGCAGTTAAGAAATTTATTGCGTCTGCTACTAAGTT